TAGATCGACCCTGCGGAATGCCGAAGTGCGATCCGTTACGAGCTGAAGGTCGCCAGTTCGATTCCTTCTCATACAGCTCAACAATGCACTGGAACTCCTCGAAGTCCAGGAGCAAGTTGTAGGCGTGCAGCTTGTAGTTCATCGGGTGGTCTTTCCAGTCCTTCGATGCGCTGGCCTGTGGTGCTGCCAGTAGTGCCAGTGTTATACCAAGAATCAGAAGCGTTCTTCTCATTGGTCATTCCTCCTTGATGAATGCCGCTTTGAACCGGATGAGATCGGATTGGGGTATCCAGTAGCTTTGATCCTCCTTTCGATATTTGTCGATTGTCGCGTGTTTGATTCGGATGCAGCCAGCGACTCGGTAGTTGGGACATTGCCCTATGAATAGAACCGCGATGTCTTGCGGTCTGTCATATTGTGTCAGGATCAGATGTCCAGTGTCATATCGCGTCACCTTGGCTTCGAAGATGCCACCAACATCAGCCTGGGTCTTGCGCCTGTCATCTCGGAGGTTGGGATAAGGCAGTTGAAGAATGCGCGCCAGGAGCAGTTCTGACGCGCACGCTTCCATGTGATTCTTGCAGTAGGCGAAGTAATCACCTTTGAACTTGATGTGAAGAGTGTCCCATTGCTCAGTCAGTTGACGGATATCTGTGCGCGCCCTGTGCACAGCACCTTCTGATGCAAGGATCATCTCCTCAGCAGTCAAGGTCAACACGTTATGCCTTGCGACCAACCTTGCAGTAATGGCATACCTGACAGTGGACGATCCATGCGCCGCATTGTGTGCAGCGATTAACGAATGCGTCTGTCATACGTTGAATCCTTTGGCTTTGCATTCATCGCATGTCCAGAGAAGAACCTGTCCATGACGCGATAGCGCTGTGCCTGCTAGTTGATCCTGTGGCTTGTTGCAGACATCGCAGATCGTCCAGTTGAAGTGCTGATTGCCTCCATCTGTCATGCGAATACCATTACCGCCAGGGATGAAGAACTCTAAATCAGCCATCGAAGCCTCCTCGTGGTAGTTCGAATGTGCCATCGTCGAATAACTTCCACCATAGAACGCCGTCCTTCAGTTTCAGTCCATCCGTAGTTTCCGGACATTTTTCGCATGGCTTGACTTGGCAGAACGAGCCTTTGTATCTCTTGCCAGTGCTCTTCGATTGACCTTCCTTCACGACCAGAGTGCCGAAGCGGCAGCTCTGGTCGTTGGAAGCATCATCGATCGCAGAAGGTGTGACAGGCGCCCGAGCCGTCATACTTTCCCAGAACGGATCGCTTGATGCCTCGGCTACAAGTGGCATCGGTGCATCTTCTGCCAGCTCCCCAAAGCTAGACGGAAGTGGCGCTGCCGTTGCGGCCGAAGGTCTGTGTTGTTGTGCGCGTTGTCCACCTTTGAGCATCAAGATTGCCCGAGCACAGACGGACGTGGCTGTGTCTTCGACATACCATCGCTGCATCTGCATCGGATAATCGGCACGCTTACCACGCGCCCAGTTCTGCACAGCAGGATTCGCATCATCGAAGCGTCTGTAAAGATCGCATCGAAATAGAACTTCACCGACAGTAGCGTCGAAGTGTTCTCTGAAGATCAGGATTGAGCCGTCCGGATAGTTCTCCTGGAACCAACGTTGCAAAGAAGCTGCATCCTCGTATGTATCAAGATTCCATGCCATTAATTTTGCCCTTCGCATCGATTGCAGAGGACACCATCTGGCAGAAGCGCAATGCGCTTGCATCCTTCACATTGACCTGTGTTCATTAGTCAGATTCCACCTTTCGACGTTCTTCCTCGAAGGTGTAGTCATCGAACTCAAGTAGCGCCGGAATCATCGCTATATAAGCAAGAAGATCGATAACGTGGTCGTCATTGTGCGGCGACATCTTCCATCTGGACAGTTTCTGACTGATGTTGAGTATCGCCACGTCAACAACAGTGTCAAGGTAGGAGTGCGAAGATACCGCGTTGAATATGTCTCGAATGTTTCGGAAGTTTCCAACGAAGTGACCATAGCTCAGTCCTCGTTCCCGAATGGTCTTAGCGGCTTGTTCAAGGACGAGTGCTGGATCGTTGCGCGTTCGTGGCGAAGTCTCTTCCATTTTTCCATCCTTTCCAATACCAGTGCTCTGAGATTGCGGTGTAGATCAGGCCTCCGACTGGGATAGCAATGAGTGCGATGATGAAGTAGATGGCCAATGGATCGAAGGTCATGGCGGTCATGCTGTTTCTCTTCTTTCACGCACAAGTGAAAGACCTATCGACATGTTAATTTCTTCTAATAAAGCATAAGCCTTGATAACCTGCTTTTGCATTTCTTCATATGTATAGAAGTCGTAACCCATGACCCCAGTGCCATCTGGATAAGATTCCCAATACACTTTCGGGTTAAAATTCAACAGTTCTCTTACTTCTGCCACTTTTTTGAGAATGCGTGATTGTGTGTCGCGTTTTTCCTCTTGCGTTAAAGCCATGATCGATCTAGTCCCTTTCGTAGAGCTACTTGGGGTTCGCTCCACTGACTAGAATCTACTCCTTTTCGTGTCTTTGTCGAGCATTTCGACGTGTTTTCGTGTCTTTTCTTCTCATTCCAGCGTATATCGGCTAAGTTACTGCCCAGTAACAGATGAATCCAATCCTTTCCAGAACTCAAGAGCTGAAGACAGAGATAGCCCTGTAATAAGAACTATCTCTGTGATTCTTTCCGTCACCCTGTCACTGCATGACTGTCGATAGGCCTTGGCACTACACCGGAGGCGATTGCGCTATGTAGAGATCGATTCACTAGGATCCTGGGCAACCCGTTTCAGGATCAACCGATATCTGCGCGGCTTAACGTCTTACCGCTACGCCTGCCACTATCTCGGCAGGATTGAAGTCTCCATCTAACGGAGGAGGACGCATGATGAGTGCGCCTGGCTGTTTAACGCCTGTCCATCGGCCTATAGGGCACTTATACGTCCCTACAGTCGTTCGTGGCTCTTAGAGGCCTTGTAGCCCCGTTATGAGCCTATTCTTCTTCGAGATAGTCTTGACGACGCTCAAAGAAATCATCAAAGGTTGGTGGCTGTTGCTCATAGATCCAGCCCCAAACCACTTCCTCAGGAATGCCAGCTTCCATCATCGACGTGGCCGTCTCATCAACCATCGCAGCCCAGAGTCCGAGTTTTGTCAAAGGCTTGGCATCGAGGCGCTTAGCTGTAGCCTCTTTGCGACGACGCTTGGCCGCCTTCTCTGACTTCGTAGGTTTTCTAGGCATGGTAGCTCCGACTGCCCCAGGATTACTTGTAGGCATAAAGATACACCCGTTCCCTGACAATGTTCGGCACGTTGTAATTCTTGGCTATTTGAGCCATCCGGACGACCCAGTTGTCCCAATTCAGCGCCCGATCCTTGGCTTGGCGTAGGTAGTTGAGGTTGCGCTCTGCCCAGTCCGATTCAATGAGGTCAAGGATCTTGGCCTTGGCGGCCTTATAGTCGTAGATATTGATGGTCGAGACAGCGTATTCGTGGTAATAGTCATGCACGTTCGGTGCGCCGAAGTAGATCGGATGAGCCATACCGAGGAATGAGTCGTAGAGCTTCTCGGAGATAATGTCATGGCCGTAACGATTTTCGATGGCCAAGTGATATCTGTAAGGAGCGATCCCTGGCCACTTGTCTTTGAGCATTGAGATTCCGTTGCCGTACCAGTGCAGGCGATTGCCCAGATCTTCTTTCAGTTTCGCCACGAACTTCAGTCGCAGGTAATGCTCTGCCGTAAATGACTTGTCTGAGCAGATCACCGAGATATCAGCAGTCTTCTCTGGCATAGGCATCGTCGCCAAGAATGTCTTGCCTCGATGTGTGTCCGGAAATGACGTGTAGCCATGATTGGCGTTAATCATCCAGTTCGTGAATGGACGAACATGTGTCTTACGTTCATCGAGAATGTCGTGCATCGTAAAGAGTCTGTTGAACTGGCTAAGGTACTTCTTGCCGCGCGCGTCATCGAAGCGACCTATGGGATAACAGATCTCAGCCGTCATATAGAAGACGTTATGAGGATCGATCAAGGCCTCATCACCTTCGATGCCATCATCAAAGACAAGCCAGACATCAGGCGCATCGACCTGGCTATTAACGAAGAACTGCACGCCATCAATCGATGAGTCAGGTGTGCCAGTCCATTCAGTCAATGAGGCATTAGATGCAGCGCCAGGGATTGTTACCTTGACCTTCATGCAAGTTTCAATGCCTTCTTGACCCGTTCCATGTCATCATGAAACTGGCCTGTCATGTAATCGCCAAAGAGCTTCTCATCATGTGCCCAGACTTCTCTGGTCGAGTTCTCCAGATAGGTCGCATCCATCTCGGCCTTCTTGTTTAACCAGTGATAATGCGTCATCAAGACATGTGGCGCGTAATGCGCTGAATTGAGTTCTTGTCCGACACGTGCCCAGAAGTCGTCAATGAACAGATGAATCAAGCCTGGGATGCAGAGCCAGCCAAAGACATCGATCAGATTGATGGTGACTGTGCCTTTCGTTGGGACTCGACCATTCTGGATGCCGTCATTGCCCCAGGAGACGCCATAACCCTTTGCTTTGAGTGGAAGCGATAGCAAGAGATCCCAGCCATCAGTCTCGACAACGCAATCGTCATCGATGTAGGAAAGTGTGAAATAACCTTGATGCATCTTCTGCTCGATGATGTAGTTGCCTTTGGCACAGGATGTTGTGCCGTATGAGGCAGGCACGACGACAGTTGTGACGCCTTCGATGTCGGTGTAGAGATCCCGTTGATCTTCGTTGATGATAAGCATCAAGTCTGAGATGTGACTTGTTGCTTTGAGATGAGTGAAGCATCGCTCAACGTTGGCAGGTCTGCCACGACTTCCTACGATGACCAGATTAGTGATGTGTCCCTTGTCCATCCCTTAACCCTTACTATGCTCCTTCAAGTGATCGAGAAGAAGTGATCGAAGCTCCTTGATGTCTTCCTTGAGTTCTGGCACGAATCCATTACTGACTGGCCTAGAGTTGCGTTCTGCTTTGGCTGCAAAGATTGCAGCGATGCCTGAGATACCACTGGCTGCGATAATGCCTAGTGCTGCGATGAGTTCTGTCGTCATTGTCCAAGTGGATCTTTCGGATTGACGAAACGAATGATTGGTGGAATGACTGCAGCTAACGCGGCAGAGGCCAGTGCCTTCAAGCTCATGTCACCTGTTGCCAAGTAGTAGGCAAGAGCTGCTGCGATACCTGCGCGAAGCCATGATGCACTGAGATCTTTGATGGTCTTCAGGTCTTTTTCCTTGATCATATTTCCAACCTATCTGCCAGTGATTCGATAAGTTCTGCCGCTTTTTCAGGGCTTAATACTACTTCAACATGCATCTCATCTGCGCGCACCTGGTAGTCGCCACCCCATCGCAGGCCATACTTCTTGCACAGTTGACGAATCGTCTTCTCTTGTGCCTTGGTGAATGTGCCGCGTTTGCCTAATGGATGTTTGGTCGCATTGAGATCGATGGCAGTGCCTGAGGCGTGATTAGAGACATGGACATCGGATCCGCGAATGGTGCGGAAG